CTAGCGTTTTACAGAGCGTTTTACAGCTGCCTGTGCGAGACGTTCGCCCACTGCCACGACAATGGCCGCGTCGTCAACATAGTGCGTGCGAATTTCTTCGACCTGTTCGGGCGACCAGCCCATCAAATTGGCGATCTCTGCATTGGTCAAATTCAGACCTGCGGTGGCCATCAGCTTCGTCGCGAAGGTGCCGCGAATGTCGTGCAGGTGCTTCCACTGACGTTCGCCATCGCTGTCGACGTGATGCAGATCCGTTTCCCGGATCGCCTTGCCAAATGCACCCGAGAGGCCATTGCCAGACCAGCTGGTGCCATGGCTGGTCACAAGCACGGTCTCGACGCCCGGCTTGCGCCGCCGCGCCTTCAGATCGTCCAGCAGCCGCTGCAGCGAAGGCAGGATCGGCATGACGACACGCCGGCGTTTGCCCTTGCTCTTCTTGCGCGCGATCCGGGTGATGGCGACCTCGCCGATCTCCGACCAGGTCAGGCCGATCAGATCCGCGCGGCGCAGGCCGGTCTGGGCGGCCAGAGCCGCAACGTCGCGCAGTGCCTGGTTGACCTTCTTGTGGCTGTTCCAGACAGCAAAGTCGTCTTCCGTCCAGATGATCTCCGCGCGCTGGGCGCTGCGATAGAGCGTCGGAATGCCGGTGGCGATGTTGACGGTCACCTGCCCGCGCAGGCGTGCGAACTCCAACAGGCGACTAAGCTGGGCGATGGCGATATCGGCTGCGCGCGGTGTTTCCGCCATGGCGTCGCGCCACTTCACGACCTGCGTTACCATGCGCGGGTTGCACCACAGGCGCAGCGGCACCTCTCCCCACTTTGCCTCGATCTTGTCGAGCGCCCTGCCCCATGTGTCGCGGGTAGATGCCTCCAGCGCCTTCCATTCGGGGCTAGAGCGATAGGAAACAGCGAGGCCGCCGATCGTGTCCTTGGGCACGGGCTTTGCCGCTTCCAGCGCGGCCGCGATGGCCTTCACGTCGTCTTTTGAGATAGTCGGCTTTTCACCGCCCTCGACGGTGCGGATGCGCGGGCCGCCGCGCCAGGCATAGATGTAATAGCGCACTGGCTTGCCCGCCTTGCGCGACGTTACGATGTGAACGCCCTCTACCCCAGTCGTCCGCTTTGCAGCCATTCGTCGAACTCATCCTTTGGCGCGGCGTTAGGAATCGCGGCGCGGTCAAAAATACGGATCGTCCCATCAGGACATATCTCTAGGCCGGCGGGGTCAATCCCCATTTCTACCGCCGCCTCTTTGGCGTGGCGGATCGCGACCTTGCCGGGATAGATTGCCTTTTCCCGGCGCCGGCGGGCAGGTGTGGCATGCGCGTTCATGCGGCCTCCCTTGCCTCGCGATCGAGGCGAGCGCGCTCCTTCAGCGCGAAGTTGGTTTCCACGTAAAAGCTGATCGGCGCCTGGCCGCTGCACGGTCGTTCCCGGCGATACCAGTCGAGCAGGTCGATGAAACGATCGCGCTGATGATGGGCGGCGAGGATCGGGGCAAAGTCGTCACCATAGCGATCAAGCAGGTCGTGCAGGCATTCGCCTTCCTGGCATTGTCGGCGCAGTTCGCCCGGCGCTGCGTCGATGGCCTTCAGCAGCGCCCGGTTCGCGCGCTTGACGCTATCCTCCAGTGCCTCGATCTTCTCATAGGTCCAGACCTTGGCCACCTCTCGGCGCTCCATCGTCACCACCCAGTGCCAGTCCGCCGCGATGGCGGTCCAGACGCGGATTTCCCACGCGGCCTTCTCGGCCGAGAGCGCGCCCTTTTCCACCAGCGCCGGATAAAGCTCCTGCCGGCGCTCGAGCGCTGCGGCGGCTTCGCGCGACAGCGGGACGCATCGCGTCAGGCCGGTCATGCGGCGATCCTTTCCTCGCCTGCGCCGTCGTCATTGGCGACGTTCGCGCGCGCGAGCGCTTCGGACATGACGGGAGAGACGCTGTTGCCGCACATGCGGACCTGCGCCGTCTTGGTCAGCGGCTTGCCGTTGACCATCAGGTCGATGATGTAATCAGGCGGGAAGCCCTGAGCCAAGAACAGCTCGCGCGGGCTGAGCATGCGCATGCCGATATCGACAATCGCATAATCCTCGCCGCCGATCGTGACGATGACCAGGCCGAAGCGGTCTTTCGTTGTCACGGCGCCCAGCGGCGCGGCCAGGCCGTGCCCGTCCTGCTCATTGCCGTAATATTTGACGAGGAAGGCGCGAACTTCGCCATAGTGACCGCCGCCGCTGGTCAGTGTCCCGATCGGTTCGCCATGACTCTGTGCCGTCTGGTTGTTGCGCAGCTTGACGATATGGCTCGCCACCAGCTGCTGCTGGGTCGCGCGATGAACGATGGTCGACAGCGGCGCCGACGCTTCGCGGCCGATCGCACCGCCATTGTGCTGGGCCATGAACGCGGCGACCAGATATTGATGCGCGCCGCCTGCCGTGATGGTGTGCGTCGGCTCATCCGAGCCAGTATGCGGCTTTCCGCTGTTACGCATCGTCATGACGTGCGGGGCGATCAGAGCTATCTCGCCACGATTGGCGCTCGTCACGGTTGGCAGGGGCTGTTTCGGTCCATAGATCCGATCACGCCCGCCCTGATGCGTCAGCGGCGCAAAATAAGGCGTCACCACGGCGAACTCGCCGCCCTTGGCCGTTGTGATCGTGCGCAGCGGTTCGTCGCCTGCGTAGGCCCGATCAGCGGCCCAGTTGCCATTGCAGACGGGCACGATGAACGGATGCGGCGCATTGATGACATAGCGCATGATGCCGGCGGCAATACGGCGGCAGGTTGCTTCCTTCAGCGGCCGGGCGCGGGTGAAGATCGACGGGCACGGGATCGACCAGTCGATGATCTCGGCCGCCGTGCGCCAGGCCAGCAGCTTGCCGCTGCGGACGGCGGGCGCATCTGGCTTGCCATGGGTCGGCTTAGGCCAGACGATCTTCTGCCCGTCGCAGCGTGCGATCAGGAACAGGCGCTTGCGGGAGGTCGGGGCGCCATAGTCGCAGGCGCGCATTTCACGCCATTCGACGCGGTAGCCGGCGCGGCGCAGCTTCGCCACCCACTGGTCGAACGTCTTGCCCTTGCCCGCCGGGCATGGCCGCCCATCGGCGCCCAGCGGCCCCCAAGTGCGGAATTCCTCGACATTCTCCAGCATGATGATCGCTGGGCGCAGGGCCGGGCCGAGCCGGTCGACCCAGTGATGCACCACCCAGGCGAGATCGCGAATATTCTTCTCGACCGGCTTGCCGCCCTTTGCCTTGCTGAAATGCTTGCAGTCGGGCGAGAACCAGGCGAGCCGCACCGGGCGCGGCTTCATCTCGCCATTATCGTTGGCGAAGGTGACCGCCTCCAGCGGATCGACCGCCCAGACGCTCTGGCACAGGTGCCGCGTGTTCGGATGATTAGCGGCGTGCATCGCGACCGCTTCGGGATCGTGGTTGACCGCGACGTCGACCTGCCGGCGCAGCGCCAGCTCGATGCCGGTCGACGCGCCGCCACCGCCGGCGAAGTTGTCGACGATGATACCATCGCTCCAATCGCGAGTGGCGGCTGCGCGCTCGGCATCGAGCAAAAGCGCGTGCTTCATTGTTCCCCCTCCCCATCCAGGTATCGCGCGACGGCGGCGTAAAATTTTGCTTCCTCGTCATCCTCCGGGCCGCCCTGCGCATCGATCGCGAGGCGGATGGCATCAGCCAGATTTTCGGCGACGGAGATGGAGAAGGCGGCGCTGGACATCTGATTGCCCTCGCGGGCGAACAGCAGCAGCTCATGGACCGCCTCGCTGGCACGGGTGGCGGCGATCGTCGCCTTGGTGCGCAGTTCGATGCCGGGGCCGGCAACAGCCTCCAGCAGCATGGCGAGCGTATCACGCTCGATCTGGCGGATGGTCCCCAGCCCGACCTTCGCGTCGAGCGCCAAGCGCCCGTCCTCGATCGCGTCGGCGACCGACTGTTCGAAGGGGCTCATGCCCAGATCGCCCATGCAACGAGCGCGCAGGCGGCCAGCAAGGCAGCGACGGAAACGATCAGATAGCCGAACGACTGGCGATTGAGCCGCTGGGCCGCCGCCAGATCATCGCGCGCCTGAGCGCGCATGATCGACGCAGGGGTACGAATTTCGATGTGGGACATGGATGCCTCCCGTTGGTGACGGGAAGCCTTTAACACCATATCGGTGTTCTAAGTCAACACCATTTTGGTGCTAGTCGTCGTATACCTCGTCAGGCCACCAATCCGGGTCATCGGATCCGGGCGGTGGCCAGTCATTCGCACGGCTATCATCGACCTCGGGAAGCGCGGCCGGGGTGCCGTCCAGATGCACCCGTATCGAAGCCCCCCATTGCTCCGCTCGTTGAAAGATCGCTGAGACGGGGCCCTTGCTCATGGCTGTTCCAATCAGTTGGGCGCGCTCCGCGCGAACATAGCCGATCTGCACATGACGCTCGGAATAGACGGCGATGGCTCTGCGATCGAATTTGTTCTTGGGCTCAGGAATTAGGTGCACGGCTTCGCCCGGCAGACAAAGGGCGATCTCAAACCTGCGTGTCGGCCCCTTCTTGTTGGGATGGTCGGCGCCGACCACTGCCAACGAAAGCCTCTTCAAAGCTCGCGCCCGTACCAGATTGCCCGACCGTGGATGCGCAGCTCATCGGCCGCGACTTCATAGTCATGCACGTTCGGATTGTCCGACATGATCAGCACCCGGCCCTGCCCGGCGGCACGCAGCCGCTTCAAACCATGCGCACCAAGATGGTCGATCCAGTAGATGCCATGTACCCGCGAAAGCATCTGTTCCGACGTGTCGATCAGTACCCGGTCGGCACTTCTCAAAGTCGGCTCCATACTGTCGCCGATACCCCGTACCTCCCGCAGGACGTGGAACGGCGATCGCGTGATGACGCGAAGGAGCCCGATGTCCCACTTCACCGGCGACTGCTCAACGAAATCATCAACAAGTGTGCCCGGCCCCATCGAAATGGAGAGATCGAGCGCAATGACGTCGACGGTTCCGTCATCGTCCGACGCTCCACGCGTGGGGAGGCGATCAGGAGCAAGATGGGGCAGCGGATCATCTGAGTTCGCAGCACCAGGCGTGATGATGTCGCCTGCTGGCACGCCCAATGCGCGCGCAGCCTTGTCGATCCAATCGGTCGTCAGGCCGCGTTGTCCTTTTTCCAATCGCTCGACCTGCTGCGTCGAGGTGCCCATGCGCTTGGCAAGCTCCGGGCGCGCCCATCCGCGCTGTTCGCGCAGAGCAGCGATATTGTTGGCAATTGTCATGCCTCCTTTTGCACCAATTTGGTGCAATGCGCCCATACTCCAATTTGGTGTTGACAAGTTGGTGTCGATAACACCATATCGGTGTCGAACGGAGGAACAGCATGCAGCTTCAGGATTGGTTGGCGCGAGAGGGCCTGACATATGGTCAGTTCGGAGGCGCGATCTCTCGCACGGCCGAGGCAGTGCGACGGTATGCCAATGGCAGCCGCATCCCTGACCGCGAAACGATGTCGTTCATCGTCCGCGAGACTGCCGGGCAGGTCATGCCTAACGATTTCTATGGCCTCGATTGTCATGACGACACCGTATCGGTCGAGCTCGCCTGTCAGTCACCCGGCAAAACGGACGACTTTGCCGCCACGCAGCAGAGCGAGGCAGCGTGATGTCGCGCGCTGTCGCCCTATCGCCCGACCAGCAATCGGGCAAGGCCGGTTTCAAGGCATTGGTCAAGGCCTTTGGCGGGCAGGACGCCGCTGCCGAGGAAAGCGGCGTGCGGCGGCAGAAGATCAGCGACATGGGCCTGGCCAATGTCGCCGAATACCCCACACTGGATCTGATCGACCTGCTGGAAGATCGCACCGTCGGCCTGCCCGGTTGGCCGCATGTCACCAGCTGGCTCTGCCGGCGACGCGGCGGTGTGTTCGTGCCGCTGCCGCAGGGCGGGGCCGATGCCGATGGCATGATGCGCACCGTGGCCGAGATGGCGGCCGAATTCGGTGATGTCTCCCGCGCGGTAGCCGATGCCGTCTGCCCGCACGGGCCAGATGGCGAAGAGGTCAACGCCGCCGAGGCCCGCACCGCTCTCGCCGCGCTGGACGATCTGGATCGGGTGTCCGCCCAGCTACGCCACAAGCTTCAATCGAAGATCAAGGGAGGCCAATGATGATGGACCTGACGGGATTTCGTCCCTTTTCGCTGAAGGATTTCGCCGAGCATTTGACGCCCGGCATCTATCAGCCGATGCAGCTGATCATCGCATGCCAGGTCAAGCATCTGGGCTTCGTCGATGGCAAGCCGGTCAACAAGGGCGCGAAGGCGCTGGCCGACTGGATCATCCTGCATGCCGACTTCATCGCCAAGCCCAAGCCGGGCGGTCACCCGCTGCACAGTGGCTGCGCGATCGAGCGCATCCTGGCCGGTGACATCCTGCCCGAGGAAGATTTCGCGGTGGCACTGGCCGAAATGACCGAGGGCACGGTGCTGCCCGAGATGTTCGGCCTGCCGGTTCCGCTTACCGAGATGATCGCGCCTGACTTTTCCCCCCGCGCAGGCGCGGTCGAGAAGGCGCCGGAGCCCGGGGTTACCACCCCTGCCCCGGCTTCGGCGCCTTCGCAAGCGGCCGACCTGCCCGCGCTCGGCGCGCTCGGCGGCGCGCTGCCGCCAGGACAGCTGTTCCACACGATCAACGATACGCGCTTTACTGAAGGCTTCGTGCTGAATGGGTGCGGCCTGGCGCTGTGCCTCAATGAAAGCACGGCCGTCGCAATGCGCGCGGCGCTCGACAGCGGCATCGACTTCATTCGGCGCCAGCGTAGCGCCGGGGAATTCTGGAACCGGGTCGATGCGCCCCGCGCCGAAGGGCTGGCGGCATGATCGTCACAGACAGGCAGGTCACCAGCTGGCTGGAAACCGCTGTGCAGGGGGATGTCCTGCCCTATGCGCGAGCAACGTCCCTGCCCCATGGATCGCGGGTGGCCGAACGGCTGCGCGATCTGGCGGCATCCGGCGTGGTCGAGCTGTATCGCCAGCGTCGCCTGCACGGCAGTGGGGACGAGAATTTCCACTATTACGCCCGGCGCACGGGCAAGCAGTTCCCGCGAGCCGGCGGGTCGCAGGCCGGCGGGAGGGCAGCAAGCCTCCTGCCGGCCACAAAACCCCAGGACAAGCGGATGGGCGTTCGCGCCAGTGTCGCGCTGGAGATCGTGCCGCAAGTGCGGTCGCTCCTGGCCGAGGGCGAGCCGCGCAACGCTGCCGCCATCGCTCGCAAGCTGGGCCTTTATAGCCCGACGCCTGTTCATAGAGCGCTGCAGAGGCTGGCGGCATGACGGACCGCCCGATCCTTTTCTCAGGCCCTATGATCGAAGCCCTGCTGGCTGGACGCAAGACGCAGACCCGGCGCCTATGCCGGCACGCCAATGACGAACATCTAGTTCATGTCGTCCAGATTGACGTACCGAGCGAGCCGGGCTGGTTCGGTGATGAGGAAGGCGATGTGCGTTTCTTCTCCGGCTATGCGCCGGGCGACCGGCTTTGGGTGCGCGAAGCATGGCGCACCCACAAGGCCTATGACGATCTGAAGCCTAGCGAGCTGGGCGGCGAAGAAACGGTCTGGCCTGAATTGGACCGGGACAATTGCGACTATCATGGCCGCTATCGCCATGGGCGCTTCATGCCGCGCTGGGCAAGCCGCCTGACGCTGGTAGTTACAGACGTTCGGGTTCAACGCCTACAGGCGATCACCTTGGGCGACATCTGCGCCGAAGGGCTCGGATCCAGCATCTACGACTTCAAGCCCGTTCAACGCGCTTTTGATGCGTGGATTGCTCTTTGGGACAGCATCAACGGCGAAGGCGCTTGGGCCCGCAATCCTTGGGTAACGGCGGTCAGCTTCGACGTCCGCAAGGGCAATATCGATAATCTGGAGGCAGCCCATGGCTGACGGCACCAAGATCGAGTGGACTGACGCCACAGTCAACGCCATCAATGGCTGCACGCGCGTCTCTCCTGGCTGTGGTGGCCCTGGTCCGCATGGCGGCTGCTATGCCGAAAGACTGGCCGGCACCCGCATGCGCAGCCATCCCACGCGCGAGGGTCTGACACGGCAAACCAGTGCCGGGCCTCGCTGGACCGGCGATGTCCGGTTGAATGAGGCAGCCTTGTTGCAGCCTTTGCGCTGGGCCAAGCCGCGCATGATCTTCTGGAATGCGCATGGCGACACGTTTCATGATGCCGTGCCCGGTGAATGGATCGACCGGTGCTTCGCCGTAATGGCCCTGACGCCCCACCATATCCATCAGGTGCTGACGAAACGCTCTGTGCGGATGCGCGATTATATGGCGACGTTCGAAGAGCGGCCGGAAGCGTTCGGCGAAGCTCTTGCTCATGTTGCGCAGGTGGCAGGCCTTCCCCGAGAGCGGGGGATCGACGCCATTGAAGCGATGACGTGGCCCCTGCCCAACGTCTGGTTGGGCGTATCGGTCGAAGATCAGCAACGTGCGAATGAGCGCATACCAAATCTGATGGCATCGCCCGCCGCCGTCCGCTGGCTTTCCTGCGAACCGCTGCTGGACTTCATCAGCCTGGAAGAGGCGTGGCATGGCGAAAGCGCTCTCAACAGCGAATGCTGGGGTGATTGCGGCTGGTGCAAGAACGGTCATCCGCCGATGTGGAATTGCCAGCGTGATGGTCGGCAATATGAGCCGGGTGCGCCGCAACGGTCAGGAGTCGATTGGGTCGTTGTCGGCGGCGAGAGCGGACCTAACGCACGGGCTATGGATCTGGAGGCCGCACGCAGCTTGCGCGACCAGTGCGCTGATGCAGGCGTACCGTTCTTCTTCAAGCAATGGGGCCAGTGGCTCCCCTGCGGCCAGATGACCGCCGGCGGCAAAATCTGGTCAAATGGTAGCGGGCACTCGCTGCATGCGGTGAAGGCGATGACCGGTCGATATCTCGACGGCCGCCACCATAACGATATGCCGGAGGTGATGGCATGAGGCACGCTCCGGCGCTCAAGGCCAGCACGGCCGCGCAACCGCTCGACTATCTGGACTTCATCCGCGCCAAGATAATTACCTTGCCGCCTTTGGGCCTGCCGGTCGCCGCCAATGACGTGCATCCGATCCTGAAGGGGCACCAGGCCGAGCTGGTCCGATGGGCCGTCGAGGGCGGGCGCCGCGCGATTTTTGCTGCATTCGGCCTAGGCAAGTCGGTCATGCAGCTGGAGATCATGCGCCAGCTTGGCGCCCAGCTGGGTGGGCGGCAGCTGATCGTCGTGCCGCTGACCGTGCTGATCGAATTCAAGCGCGACGCGCTGATGCTGGGCATGGACCCGATCTTCATCCGCAGCACGGCCGAGATCGCGCTGCATGCGGATCGGCCGGGCGGGCAGCTCTACCTGACCAACTATGAATCTGTCCGCGAAGGCAAGATCGACCTGACGCATTTCAATGCCGCGTCCCTGGACGAAGCGTCGTGCCTTCGCGGCTTTGGCGGGACCAAGACCTTCCGCGAGTTCATGCGGCTGTTCGACGGCATGCAATATAAGTTCGTCGCCACGGCCACGCCGTCGCCGAACGACTATATCGAGCTGCTGGCCTATGCCGCCTTCCTGGAGATCATGGATGTCGGCCAGGCCAAGACCCGGTTCTTCAAGCGGAACAGCGAGAAGGCCGACGAGCTGACCATTCACCCGCACAAGGAAGAGGAATTCTGGCTGTGGGTGAATAGCTGGGCCGCGTTCGTCCAGCGGCCGAGCGATCTGGGCTTTTCCGACGAGGGCTATGACCTGCCCGAGCTGGACGTGCGCTGGCATGAGGTGCCGTCCGACCATAGTGCCGCCGGCGAGGACAAGGGCGGCCAGGGACTGCTGCTGAAGAAAGACGCGATCGGCATCGTCGACGCGTCCCGCGAGAAGCGCGAGAGCCTGGATGCACGCATCGCCAAGATGATGGAGATCCGGGCGGAAGACCCGGCAGCGCACCGGATCATCTGGCACGATCTGGAGCGCGAGCGCGAGGCGATCGAGCGGGCCGTGCCCAATGTCGCCAGCATCTATGGTGCGCAGGGCCTCGACGAGCGCGAAAAACGGATCATCGCCTTTTCCGACGGCAACCTGCAGGAATTGGCGGCAAAGCCGGTGCTGGCCGGCTCCGGCTGCAACTTCCAGCGCCATTGCCATTGGGCGATATTCCTGGGCATCGGTTTCAAGTTCAACGACTTCATTCAGGCTATCCACCGCATCCAGCGGTTTCTGCAGACGCATCGCGTCCGCATCGACCTGATCTATTCGGAGGCCGAGCGCGCGGTGCGGCGGTCGCTGGAAGCCAAATGGGCGCGGCACAAGAAGACGGCCGAGCGGATGAGCGAGATCATCCGCACCTATGGTCTGGGCCTTGCCGGCGCGCGCGACGTGCTGGCGCGGACGGTTACCACGGCCCCGGCGGTGGACTGCGCGGAGGGGTCGGGCTGGAAGGTATGGGAAGGCGATACCGTCATCCAGACCGGCCAGATGGAGAGCGACAGCGTCGGCCTGATTGTCACCAGCGTGCCGTTCGGTACCCAATATGAATATTCGCCGAGCTATAATGATTTCGGCCATACCGACGACGCCGACCATTTCTTCGCGCAGATGGACTATCTGACGCCCGAGCTGCTGCGCGTCTTGCAGCCGGGCCGGCGCCTGGCGGTGCATGTGAAGGATCGCGTTGTTCCGTCGGGCATGACGGGTCTGGGCTTCCGCACGATCGAGCCGTTCCATGCGCGCTGTATCGAGCATTATCGCCGGCATGGCTTCGCCTATCTGGGCATGGTGACGATCGTCACCGATGTCGTTCGCGAGAATGCGGGCACCTATCGGCTGGGCTGGACCGAGCAGTGCAAGGATGCCAGCGGCATGGGCGTCGGCCTGCCCGAATATCTGCTGCTGTTCCGCAAGCCGCCGACCGACCGGAGCAACGGCTATGCCGATGTGCCGGTCACGAAGGAGAAGCCTCTGGTCGAGTTCGTCCGCGACGAGGATCTGATCGAGGATGAAGGTCTGTCCGACGTGCTGGAGCCGTGGGACGACAAGGCTGTGCGTGAGCTGCGCGCCCGGCCTGTGCCGGGCACCGGCTATTCGCGGGCGCGCTGGCAGACCGATGCCGCCGGCTATTGGCGGTCGAACGGCAATCGCACCTTGCTGCCCGAGGATCTGGCGGGCCTGCCGTGGGACGCGGTCTATCAGCGGGTGCGCGCATGGAGCTGGGCCACGCCCTATGATCATGAGGGCCATGTCGCCCTGATGGAGGGCGCGGAAGCCCGCTGGTCGCTGCCCACCGATTTCGCGCTGATGCCGGTGCAAAGCTGGCATCCAGACGTCTGGACCGATGTCGCGCGCATGTATGGCGCCAACACGATGCAGTCGGCCAAGGGCCACGAGCAGCATCTGTGCCCCCTGCCCTTCGATATCGTCGACCGGGCAATCACCAATTGGAGCAACCCGGGCGACCTGATCTATGATCCGTTCGGCGGCCTGATGACCGTGCCTCTGCGCGCCGTGAAGCATGGGCGTCGGGGCAGCGCGGCCGAGCTCAATCCCGACTATTTCCGCGACGGCGTGAGCCTGCTGCGCGAGCAGGATGCGGGCCGCGCTACAGGCGACCTGTTCAGCCTGCTGACCGATATCGGAGAGGCGGCATGATGAGTGTCGAGCGTCCTGAGCGCTGCGCCTGTGGGCGCAACCCAATCATTCGCAGTCGCGTGGTCGAGGATGGCGATGTGTCCACCTGGGTGGAATGTCCCGGAGATCAGCGCGCTGGTGCCGAGACGATCGATAGCGCGCGCAACGATGCCGCTGCCATCGCCAACTGGAACAATGGCAAAAGGAAAAGCTGGTGACGTCCTGCATCAATAAGACGGCGCTGCTCGGCTTTCTGGGCGAGGATCCGAAGCGGGCGGAATTCCAGAATGGCGGCAGCGTCGTCAATCTGCGCTTGGCCACTACCGAGCATTGGAAGGCGGCGAACGGCGATCGGAAGTCCGCAACCGAATGGCATAGCGTCGCCGTCCATAATGAAGGTCTCGGCAAGATCGCCATGCAGTTTCTGCGCAAGGGCAGCGCCGTCTATGTCGAGGGTCAGTTGCGCTATCGCCGCTACACCGACCGCAACCAGGTCGAGCGGACGATTGCCGAGATCGTGCTGGCGCCCGGCCGGGGCGAGTTGAAGCTGATGGATCGCCGGCAGGACGATACCCCCCGGCAGGAGCCGTCGGGGCGTGACCGGGCCGCCGGCGACGACCTGGACGATCAGGTACCATTCTGACGCCGGCGCGGGCAGCGCCCGCGTGACGCCAGCTGACATGACGATGATTTGACCGGGGGCGGATGCGCTGCGCCGGGGGGAATTTTTGACCGTGAACGAACAGAAGCCACTGTTGTCGCCGCTGGGCCAGGCCGCCCTCTCCTATGCGCGTCGGGGCTGGCCGGTTTTCCCGTGCCGCGAACGCGATTTCGAAATGACCAAGGGCAATGGCGACAAGCTGATGCTCAAGGCCAAAGCCCCCTATAGCGGCAGCGGCGTGAAGGACGCGACCCGTGACGAGAGCGTGATCACGGGATGGTGGCGGCGTTGGCCCGATGCCATGATCGGGCTGGCGATGGGGCATAATGGCCTGTTCGCGCTCGACTTCGATCCTCGCATCGACGCGGACAGCGGCGAAGTCTTCACGCTCGACACGCTGAAGGAGGCGCTGATCGAGCAGATGGGGTGCGACCTGCCCCGCAGCCTGACGGCCGTCACGCAGAGCGAGGGTGTCCATGTCTATCTGAAACAGCCGCAGGACGGCGGGGAACCGATCAGGAATCGTGGCAACCTGCCCCGGCATGTCGATGTGCGCGGCCTGGGCGGCTATGTCATCGCCCCGCCCAGCATCCTCTATCACGCCGACGGGAGCGAAGGCCGCTATCGCTGGCTGTCGAACCGACATGACGATCCGGCAGAGGCGCCGGCGGCGCTGGTCGAGATATTGCGGACGAAGGGGAAGAAGAAGGCGGATCGCGAGGCGGCCGATCGGCCGGGCGCATCGCCGGCGACGGGATCGGCCGCCCCTTCGCGCCCGGCCGCCCCTTCGCGCCCGGCCGACGTTGGTCAGGCCGAGTTCGACGCGATCCGCAAATATGGCCTATCGGCACTGGAGGCCGAATGCCGCTTGGTGCGGACGGCCAAGTCCGGTGCACGCAACGATCAGTTGAACGAGAGCGCGCTCAAGATCGCCTCGCTGACCGTGTCGACGCCGACGCCGGCGCTGGACGCCCGCTTTGCCCGATCCGCGATCGAGGCGGCCGCGCGCGACAATCCCGGCGACGACGACGATCGGCAGCTCGCCGCCACGATCAACAGCGGCTGGACCGCCGGGGAGGCAACTCCCCGTGACCTGACCGACGTCGCGACGCGCGCGCGCCAGCGCGCGGAGCGTCCGCATCGTCCCTCCCGCTCCGCTTCCTCCTCGGCCTCCGCCCCTCCCCATTCGACTGATAATGGCGAGCCAAGCTCCCACGCGGGAGGGGAAGGACGCCAAGACGGCAAAAAGGGGGCGGGGGAGCCTATAGACCCGGCCCTGACGCTGAAATGCGCGCAGTACCCGATGACGGACCTTGGCAATCTGGAGCGGTTCCTGGCCTATTCGGGGCGCGATTTCCTGTGCGTGGCGGCCTGGGCAGAGAGCAGTTCGTCGCCGGGCTATATCGCATGGGACGGCAGCCGCTGGAACCGCAGCATGGCCGACGCCCTGTTCGGCATCGCGGTGCAGGACATGGTGCGGCGGATACAGGATGAGGCCGATTTCATCCGCGCCAGCGGTGTGCCGTTTCCGCCGGAGGAAGGCGACCTGCCCGACGATGATGAGGATGCGTCAGAAGAACCCGACGACGGTGTCGCCGAAGAGGATCGGTCGCCGGCGGAAAAGGCCTTCATGACGGCCGAGGCGAAGCGAGAGCGGCGGCGCAGCGCCATGTGGTATCTGCAGCGCTCCCTCGCCCGGAAACACCGGCATGACGGGCCGCGCTATGACTTCATCTTTCAGGTTAAGAGCAATGGCGATATCGTCCTGTTCTCCGACAAGCTGGCGGCATGGGGCCGCACGTCGGAGAGCAGCGGCCATATCGAGTGCCTGCGCAAGCTGGCGCCCCCTCGCCTATCGGCGCGGCCGGAGGATTTCGACGCCGATCCGCTGGCGCTGAACGTCCAGAACGGCACGCTGATCTTCCATCGGCCGGAAAAGGACCGGAACGGGACGACCGTCCCGGCACGCGTCGAGCTGCGCGAGCATCGGCGCGAGGACAAGATAACGAAGCTGGCGCGGGCGGCCTATGAACCCGGTGCGACGTGCCCGCAGTTCAATGCCTTCCTTGCGCAGGTGCAGCCTGCCGAGGATATGCGCGAATGGCTAATGCGCTGGTCGGGCTATAATGCGCTCGGCATTGCCGATGCGCAGGTCATGGCACTGTTTTACGGCGAGGGATCGAACGGCAAGGGCGTCTGGGTGCAGACCCATGCCCATATCCTTGGCGACTATGCCTGGGCGACCGGCATCGACACATTCATGGACTCGGGTTTCAAGAAGAGTGGCGGAGGCCCCTCCCCCCATCTGGCGGCGCTGCAAGGTCGGCGCATGGTCTATGCCAATGAGCCGGAGGATAACAGTAAGTTCTCCGACGGCCTGGTCAAATCGCTGACATCGGACGAGCCGATCGGCGGCGTGCGCGAGCTTTACGGCCCTGCGTTCGAACTGCTGATCACCTTCACCAATACGGTTATGGCGAACAACCTTCCCCGCATCGGCACCGACTTCGGCATCCGGCGGCGCATGCAGGTCGCCCCCTGGACCATCATCATCGCCAAGGAAGATCAAGACCCGCTGCTGAAGGCGAAGTTGCGCGATGAAATGTCGGGCATCCTAAACCAGATGATCAGGGGAGCTCTCGCCTATCTGACCGAAGGGCTGACGAAGCCGGATGCCATGATCGAGGCCACGCAGGCCTATCATGAAGATAACGACCTGCTGGGCCAGTTTCTGACCAAGTGCGTCGCTCGCGACGCCGGCAACACCGTCGGCTCCATGGCGCTCCACGAACTGTTCGTCGCCTGGCAGACATGGTCTGAAAACCTGCCCCAGACCGGCAAGGCATGGTCGGCCAAGAAGCTCCGCGCCGAGATGGAGCGAAAGAGCTTCAAGATCAACAAGTCGAGCACGATGAAGTGGCAGGACATCGCCCTGCGCTTCGATCCGATCGACTTCATGGACGGCGGCAAGCCCGTGGAACGCGACCTGCCGCCGCCACGACATGCGGACAAGCCGTCGGCCGGTCTGCCTGCTGGTGCGCCTGCACCCGGGCCTGCTGAAGCGCCCCCCGTGCCCCCCTCTCCATTACCGCCGGCAGGATTTGATGACGACGATCTGCCGCCCTGATCCTCCCAAGCTCCCATGATTGGGAGGATAGAAAACGATCATTTTCCGCAGTTTTCTGCGCCTTTGGGAGGCAATGGGAGCTTGGGAGGGAGATCGAGCAAACTTTTATAGAGCGCGTGAAGAATGATTGAAAACGCGCATTCACTCCCGCCCCGATGTGGCGAAACCATGAAGGCCCAGCATGATGCATTTGCCGCCTTGATCCTCCCACACTCCCAAAACTGGGAGGATGGGCAAAGCTCATTTTTCGCAGTTTTCCGCGAGTTTGGGAGCTTGTGGGAGCTTGGGAGGGAAAAGTTCAAAACCCACGGGCGCGCACGTACGCGCGTATACACACATGCGCACGCGCGCGCAGACTTTACAGGATATTCCTCCCATGCTCCCAGATGATACTCAATCTATTGATATTATTACTATTCTCCCTCCCAAATCTCCCTCCCAAGATAGGGAGGAAGGGAGGATAAAGAGTTTTGCCGATGTGGAAGAGCGCCTGGTGCAGGCGGTGCTGGTGATGCGGCGGCTTTCGGACCGGGAAGCGGGCTGGTTGCGGGTCAAGGCTTGCTGGCCTGACATCGTGCGGGAGCGCAACATGGGCGACTATGATGCGCGCGGCGTCGACATGGAGGCGCCGAGCCTGCGCCCCCTGCCCGCCACGCGCCGCGACATCGCCGAGATGGAGGAAGCGTTCGCATGGGTGTTGGCGGCCAAGGAACAGGACCGGCGGCTGATCGCGCTGGCCATCGGGGCGCTGGCGCAGGGCGAGAAACGGATACCATGGATGCGATTGCGCAAGCCGATGGGGATCAAGCTGGGCGCGCATGGCCTTCGCAAGCGCTACGAACGGGCCATGCATCTGGTCACAAAGGCAGCTAATCGCGTAATTTCAGTATGATACACATGTCAAACGGTATAAGTTGCGGCCTTACAATTAAGTTTGTCCACTTCTCGGCCTGTTTGAGCATATAGCTATCTACGCTCGGGGCAGTCCTATGGCGGCTCAAGGCGATCCTCTCCTGACCTAGACAACGCCCCGCTTGGCCCTTGCCCAGCGGGGCGTTGTCGTTTTCCGGCAAGGCGGGGTCACCCCTCCCCCCTTCGGGTCCTTCCGGGGTGGGGCCGCCTAGTGCGGTGGGGCGAGGCGCGACGGTCGGCGGTTCACGCTGCCATCGTCATTATGAACTTTGTGAACTGAACCGGAGCCAGAGTATGGGACGATTGAAAGCCCTTGGCTCCCGGCTTGGTTCGATGCCTGCGAAGGTGCGAGCTGCGCCCAAGGTTGCTGAAGGCTTCTACTCGTCGCCAGCGTGGCGAGAGTTGGTCCGGGATCGCAAGCGCGACCCTGACTATTCGGCGGCCAAAGCTCGGGCGAAGCGCGGCGAGCGGCTGATCCTCGATCACAAGGTCGAGCGCAAGGATGGTGGCGCGGACCTCGATCCGGCCAACACCGAATGGCTGACCAACTCGGAGCATCAGGCGAAGACGGCGCGAGCCCGTGCCGCGAGGGCGCGGGGCGAGACATTGGGGAAGTAATCAATGATGGATATCCCATCACGCCTTTCCATTGACGACGCTGATATCGATTGGGACATCGCTGCCCGGCTACGGATCGAACTGAACGGCACCGAGCAACATCGTGTTGTCGCTTACGATGCCGAGGCCGGATGGGTCGACCGACACGAGGTCGACGTGGCGGGCGATGTGGTCATCGACCGGGTGCGCGGACAGGTATCGATCGAGCGGGTGACCGGCCTCGTGGTCGTGTCCTTTCTGCCGGAGGGGGGTGGGTAAAAAGTCTAGGAGACGGGCGGCCTCATCACCGCCGTCCCTCTCATTTGGAGATTTTTTTCGTGACAGAGGAATTTCCGGGTGTCGATCTATTCGGTGACCCGATTGTTCCGCGTCAGGAAGGCCGTGGGCGACCGGAACATAGCTGGTCGCTCGAAAATTCGAACAAGGTGCTGCTGGCCTTCGCGCGGGGTCTGAGTGTCAAAGAGGCGGCAATGGCTATCGGGGTCTCGGTCCCCACGCTGCGCAAACATTATTTTGCCGAGGTTGCGAAACGAGCAGCCGCCCGTCTGCGCATGGAAATGACGCAGCTGGCTCGCCTCAACTCGGCGGCGCAGGGCGGCAATGTCGCCGCTGAGAAGGAATTGCTGAAGCGGCTCGACAAAGCTGCTCTCGCTGATCTGTCCGATCGCGTTGCCCACCGCGATCATGCACCGAAAGCCAAGGTCGAGAAGCTGGGCAAGAAGGCGGCGGCGAAGGACGCTGCGGGTCAGGTCGGTGGGAAGTTCGCTCCGCCTGCCGCGCCCAGGTTGATAAACTAGTTGAGCATGCCGGTCTGGTCGACCGCCTGCCTCGATTGGGAGGCGAGGATAGTTGAGCGGCGGTCATTGATCCCGTTTGACCCGCTATTCCCGGATGAGGCGGCGGCGGCGCTGGCGGTTTTCAAATCGCTGCGGATTGTCGACGTGCCAGGCATGCCGACCTTCGGCGAAGCGTGCGAGCCGTTCGTCTTCGATTTCGTTGCTGCGATTTTCGGCGCTTACGACCACAGCCAAGCCCGGCGGCTGATCACTGAGTTCCTTCTGCTCATCAGCAAGAAGAACGCCAAGTCTACGATTGCGGCGGGTATCATGGTCACCGCGCTGATCCGCAACTGGCGGCACTCGGCCGAGTTGCTGGTGCTGGCGCCGACAAAAGAGGTAGCGAATAACGTATTCGTGCCGGCGGCCGGCATGGTGCGGAACGATCCGGAACTGGCCGCACTGCTCCATGTTGTCGAGCATCAGCGCATCATCAAGCATCGGGTGACCGAAGCTGAATTGAAGGTGGTCGCGGCGGACACCGACATCGTGTCCGGCAAGAAAGCCGCTTTCGTCCTGGTCGAAGAGCTATGGTTGTTCGGCAAACGCGCGAACGCGGACGCGATGCTGATGGAAGCGACCGGCGGTATGGTGTCGCGGCCGGAAGGTTTCGTCGTATATCTTTCAACGCATAGCGACGAGTCTCCGGCGGGAGTGTTCAAGGAAAAGCTTCAGCTCTTCCGGGATGTTCGGGACGGAGTGATCGCCGATCCACGGAAGCTGGGGGTGCTGTACGAGTTTCCGTCGGCAATGATTGAGGATCAGGCCTACCTAGATCCTTCGAATTTCTATGTCACCAATCCGAACATTGGACGGTCAGTCGATCCGATCTGGCTGACCGAAAAGCTGGCGGAAGCCCAGCGCGGTGACGGTGGTGCGCTGCAGGTATTCCTCGCGAAACATTTGAATGTCGAAATCGGCTTGAGGTTGAGCCGTGATCGCTGGCGCGGTGCAGACTACTGGGAGGCGGCGGCTGATCCGACCCTGACGCTGGATAGCCTGCTCGACCGCTGCGAAGTCGCTGTGATCGGCGTCGATGGTGGCGGCCTGGATGACCTTTATGCGATTTGCGTTGCAGGTCGCGAACGCGAGACCAAGCGGTGGCTATATTGGGTCCGCGCCTGGGTCGATGAGGGCGTGTTGAAATTGCGATCGGAAATTGCGCCCCGCCTGCGCGATTTCGAGCGCGACGGCGATCTGATCATCATGGGTCACAACGGTGGACCACCGCTGGACGACGATGACGACGAGGACACGCCACCGGCTGATTTGCTGGATGATGAGAGAGACGTGCGCGAGATTGTCGCGATAGTCGAAAAGGTGAAAGACCGAGGGTTACTGCCCGAAAAAAGCGGCGTCGGCCTAGATCCTGAAGGTGTCGGGGCACTCGTCGACGCTCTGGCAGAGATCGGGATCGTCTTCCCGCAGTTGGTGTCCGTCTCTCAGGGGTACCGTTTGGCATCGGCTGTCTGGTCGTTGGAACGAAAATTGAAGCGCAGCCGCGCAGTCCATTGTGGATCTGGCTTGATCAACTGGTCGGTCAGCAATGCAAAAATCGAACAGAAGGGTAATGCAGTCGTGATCACGAAGCAGATCTCCGGCAAGGCCAAGATCGACCCGGTGATCGCCGCTCTCAATGCGACCAAATTGCTGGAGATGAATCCGGCAGCCAAGCCGCTTTCAGTATATCGCTCTCGTGGCATCGTTCGGGTCTGAGCGCTGATGCCATCGCCTGACGACTATCGCGCCTCCGCCGGTTACCGGCGGTCCAGCGCTGGGGGACCCCGCGTCGATCGCAAGATGCGCCCGGCCGTACAGGCGCTGACTGCCATGGATTTCGACAGTCCAGTGCTTCAAGAATTTATGCGGGGCGGTCGGACCAGCTCATCTGGCGTGCCCGTTTCGGAAAAGATGGCGCTGCGTAACAGTACCTTCTTCCGCGCCGTCAACCTGATTGCAGGCAGTATTGGCATGTTGCCGACGCATTTGATGCGCCGGTCTATCGTCAATGGGCGGGAGCGGATCGAGAAAGCGCGGGATCATGCGCTTTATCGCATCCTGCACAAACGGCCGAACCAGTATCAGACTGCGTTCGAGTTCAAGAGCTATATGCAGACATTGGCTCTGCTCGACGGCAATGCCTATGCTCTGATCGTTCGCGGCATGGTACGTGGTAAATCAAATCAGGTTATCGCCCTGATCCCGCTTCCACGCAAAAGCGTGACCCCGCACCTGTCCGACGACTGGAAGCTGACATTTGAGTATCGCCGGCCCAAAGGCGGTACTGTCACGCTCCAACAAGCCGATGTTTTCCATTTCCGGCATCCGGTGACGTGCGACGGGCTGCGCGGCCTCGACCTGGTGGACATCGCAGCAAATGCGATCGGCATCGCCAGTCAGGCCGAAAAGGCCGCTGGTAAGCTGCTCAGCGGGGGCGTGATGGCGGGCGGCGCACTGGAGACGGACAAAACGCTCGGCTCCGAAGCGATCGAACAGTTACGCGACAGCCTTCGCGAAGATCATTCCGGCGCAGAAAGCGCGGGTGAGTGGATGGTGCTGGAGGAAGGCCTAAAGGCCAAGCCATTCATCACGTCGGCAAAAGACGCTCAGTATGACGAGATGCGCAAGCGCCAGGCCGAAGAAGTCTCGCGCATCACAGGTGTGCCTCGGCCATTGCTGATGTTCGATGAAACGAGTTGGGGCAGTGGGATCGAGCAGCTGGGCCTGTTCTTCGTAACCTACTGCCTCATGCTTTGGTTCGTCTCTTGGGAGCAGGCAATAGAGCGTTCCTGCCTAACTATCGAAGAGCAGGATGCCGACGAACTTTATGTGAAATTCAACGAGGGCGCGCTGCTGCGCGGCTCGCTCAAGGATCAGGCCGAATTCTTCGCAAAGGCGCTGGGCCAAACCAATCCGTATCGGACCGCCAACGAAGTTCGTGGCGCCTTCGATCTCAATCCGATCGATGGCGGCGACGATCTGCCGCAGCCGTCCAAATCAACGCCATCGGCGAAGGGAAAAGACGATGAGTGATCATAAGTCCACGCCGGGTAAGCCGGCTGCTGTGAAAACGGTCGGCACTCGCCCTCTGCCAGGTGCCAAGCCCTCTTGTCCCAAGCCAGGTCGACCGCCTGCCGTTCTCGGCCGCCCGCAAGGGCGCGCCCGACCAGGAGCGCTGCCAATTCCTGCCAACCGCGAAGTCAGTGCATTTTCGCCTGCCACCGTTCTGGATCGTTGGAACGCAGATGCAGCCGGCATCCGTCCCGCAGCGCTGGAAACGGGCGACAACGTCATTACGATGTTCGACATCATCGGCGAGGATTGGTGGACCGGTGGTGGCGTGACAGCCAAGAAAGTGGCTGCCCAGCTGCGCGCGATCGGTGACCGGCCCGTCGAGGTTCAGATCAACAGCCCCGGCGGCGACATGTTCGAAGGCCTCGCCATCTATAATGTCCTGCGCGAGCATCCGCAGGATGTGACAATCAAGGTGATGGGCATGGCAGCCTCTGCCGCTTCCATTATCGCAATGGCGGGTGACACGGTACAGATCGGCGCGGCCAGCTTTTTGATGATCCATAATTGCTGGGTGTATGCCGCTGGCAACCGCAACGACATGCTGGAGGTCGCGGACTATCTGGCACCGTTCGATCAGGCCATGGCGGATGTCTATGCCCAGCGTAGCGGTCAGAAGGTCGCGGATTGCGCGAAGTGGATGGATGCCGAGACCTATATGTCCGGCTCGGTCGCTATCGATCGCGGCTTTGCTGACGAGCTGCTGGCCGCCGATCAGACCAAGGTCGATGAAAAGGCTAAAGCTTCTGATCGCGATATCAACGACGTCCGAGCCATGGAAATGGCGCTGATTTCGAGCGGGATGACACGCACACAGGCGCGCGCCCGCATCAAGAGCCTCAAGGGCACGCCCGGCGCTGCCCCTGGCCCCGCCGACACGCCTGGCGCTGAAGGCACCGACGATGGGTGGATGGCTGCCGCGCAGTCGCTGCTCACTGACCTCCGCACGTAAATAGGAGCTTTTATGCGCTACCACACGAAAACCGCCCTCACGGCGGTGGCGACCCTGCTCGCCCATCCGTTCCGTTCGATGTTCGCCGCCCCAAAGGCGGAACTGACCCTCACGCCCCCGACGCTTGCGCGCGCTGAACTGCCTGTGCTGCCGCGCGCGCTCATCGGCGCAACCGTGCGCGCTGACGCTACCAATGATCCGAAGGCCATGATTGAGCAGCTTCAGGCCGCTCACAAGGAATTCCGCGACACGATCGAAGCGAATATCGGCAAGAAGGCCGATGGCGCGGAGGTTACGGAGAAGCTGAACGCGCTCAACGGCACGATGAACGCGCTGGAGGTGACGCTCAACGAGCACGCGCTCAAGATCGCTGCAGCGTCGATGAACCCGGGCGGGCCGACCGATCCGTCCGACCCTGCCTATACCACTGCATTCTCCAGCTTCATGCGCGATGGTCGCCGAGAAGACGAAGAAACGCTGCGCGCCGAGCAGAAGAAGGGGCCGCGCGCGGCAATGTCGGAAGGTGTCGACGCCGACGGTGGCTTGCTCACTCCTGTCGAATGGGACCGCACCATCAGCGGGCGCCTGAAGCTGATTTCGCCGATGCGGCAGGAAGCGACCGTGATCCGCATCAGTAAGCGCGGCTTCACCAAGCTTTTCACCGACCGTGCAGTCGGCAGCGGCTGGGTAGGCGAAACGGCATCGCGCCCGGCTACCTCCACGCCGCAGTTCACCGCCCTTCCGTTCGGCCTGGGCGAGATCTACGCCAATGCCGCTGCTAGCCAGGATCTTCTTGACGACGCGGAAATCAATCTGGACGAATGGCTCATCGGTGAAATCGACACCGAATTCTCGCGCCAGGAAGGGATTGCCTTTGTAGCCGGCAATGGGACCAATAAGCCGCATGGCATCCTTGGTTATGTCGACGGCGGCGCCCATGATGACCGTCACCCGTGGGGCGCGATCGAGGTCGTGAACAGTGGCGCGGCTGCCCTGTTCACTGCCGATGGCATGGTCGATGCCATGTACAAGCTGCCGGCAGCCTATACCCCCAACGCCAAGTGGTATCTAAACCGCACGTCCCTCGGTTCGATCCGGAAGCTGAAGGATGGCCAGGGCAACTTCCTCTGGCAGCCGACTTTTGTGGCAGGCCAGCCTTCGACGCTGGCGGGTTACCCGGTCATCGACGTGCCGGACATGCCCAACGTCGCCGCTGACGCCATCTCGGCGCTGTTCGGTGATATGCGCGAGACCTATCTGGTTATCGACCGGATCGGCCTTCGCGTGCTGCGCGACCCTTACACCAACAAGCCCTACATCTGCTTCTACGCGACAAAGCGCGTGGGCGGCGGGGTGAAGAACCCCGATTCGATGAAAGCGATCAAGATCGGCACCGGCGCATAAGCCGCTGAATACCTCCGGGGCGGCTCACGTCGCCCCGGTTCATCGAAGCGGCGTGCAGCGCCGTTTCGGTCAACCCCAGGAGGACACCATGACCACCAAGAAGACCGAGGCGGAAGATACCGCCAAAAAGGCAGCCTACATTGCGCCCGCCGACAAAGTCGACACGTCGGGCGCTCCCCAGCAGATCGTCCCCGACGTCGATTTGGATCATCCTGCAGTGGACAATGATCCGCGCGCCGGCACGACGGTCGAGCAGAACCAGATTGACTTCAACGACCCGACCCTGACCGGCCAAGAGGCGGTCGAGAAAAGCCTCGCCGAGCAGGCGAAGTAACCAGGAAGCGCGACGATGGCGGAGCTTATTACCGTTGAGCAAGCCAAGGCCCATTTACGGGTTGATGGCAGCGATGAAGACGGATTGATTGGCGACATCATCGTCGACGCTCGCGGATGGATTGAGAGTTATACGGGGCTGATCCTCACCCAGCGCACCGTGCGAGAGGTGTTGCCTCGCTTCACCTCTCGCTTGCGCAGCTGGCCGATCGATACGATCGACAGTGTGACGTATATCGACGCGAACGGTGTGGGGCAGCTGCTGGATGCCTCGCTCTATGTTTCGCAGATTGCAGCGCGGCCCGGCGCATTGCTCGGCAAAAGCTGGCCTGGTCTGTACCTCGGCAGCCGCATCACGGTGGAGCTGACGGCGGGCTTCGCTTCGGCGGATGCCGTTAAAGAGTTCTCTCCGAACCTCATGCGCGCGATGAAGCTTCTGATTGCAGGCTACTACCATGACCGCGAGACCGGGGGCTTGACAGCCGATGTTGAGGAAGCCGCCAAAGCGCTATGCCGAGGTCTAAAGGACTGGCGGGTATAATGGCCGTATCGTCACTCCGGGCGGGCCGTCGCGACACCCGCATTGTGATCGAGCGCCTCACTGAGGTCAGCCGCGACAGCTTAAACCAGCCCATCATGGATTGGACCGAGCACGCGAAGCTTTGGGCCAACGTCTTCTTTGGCACTGGTGCAGAGCAGCGCGCCGCCGCGCAGACTGAGGCGACGCAGGCCGCGAGCTTCGAAGTGCTGGCCAGCAGCATGACGAAGGCGATCACGACCGCTGATCGTATCGCTTTCATGAATGGGCATTGGGATATTCGCGCCGTCGTGCCGATCGGCCGCGAAGGCATCAAGATCAACGCTGTGATGCGGGTGCCCTGATGGCACGCCGCTCGGCTTCGCGCTTGGAGGGTTTCCGGGAGGCGTCGCGCCAGCTCAATGACATGAGCCGGGCCATGGCCCGGAATGTCGGCAAACGCGCGCTGACCGATACGGCCGAGATCCTTGCGCGGGGCGTGCGGGCGAATGTTGGTCCGCACAACCTGACCGGCGACACCTATGAAAGCGTCGATGTCGAGCCGGCCAAGCAGAAGAAGGGCGTCGCGGTCGAAGTGGTGCTGGCCGACATCGCCGGCGTTCAGCTGGAATTCGGCAATAGCGACCAGGCCGCAACGCCGGTTTTCCGGCCAGCGGTCGATAGCAACCGCCAGAAAATGGACGACACCTTTGCCGTCCTGCTGCCGATCGAGATCGACGCGGCGGTAATCCGCAAGGCCAAGCGCGCGGCGCGAAAGGGTGGCGCATGAACTTCCATGAAGGCGTTACCGCCCGGTTGCTCGACAGCCCGCTGGTGACGGCCATTGTCGAGCAGCGCATCAACTGGGGCATCCGTCCGCAGGGTGAGCCGCTGCCGGCTGTGACCTTGCAGGTCGTGTCCGATCCGCGCCCTGCGCACCTGAAAGGCATTGATGGTGCCCGCTTTACCCGCCTGCAAGGCGACTGCTGGGCTGAAACCCAGCTTCAGGCGCTCGCGCTCGCCAAGGCCCTGATCGACACATTGCAGCCGCCGGCGACCGTGGGTGGCAAGAAATTCGGGAATGCGCTGGTCGATGGCCAGCGCGACCTTGGGGAATCCGTAGGCTCGGGGCAAGCTACCCAGTCCAGCGGCACATATATCCATCGGCAGTCGGTGGATCTTCTTATCTGGCATGTAGGAGATTGAAATGCCCGGTGAAACGCAGGAAGCCACTGTCGGCTACATGGGGGAATTCCACTTCCAGAACGCGACGACGCTGTATGAACTGAACCAGGTCAAGAGCTTCGGCGTGCCCAGCGGCGGCACGCGCGAGCAGACCGAAACGACGCATCTCAAGTCGCCGGGCTGGCGCCGCGAATATGTCAGCACCTTCTATGAAGACAGCGACTTCGAAGTCGTCATGAACACCCGCGCCTTGTCCGACACCGACACGCTGTGCGAAGCGGCGCTGAAGGCCGGCGATGTCCGCCCTTTCAAGGCGGTGTTGCCGGAAAACGGCGTTCCGGTCGCGCAGATCACCGGCACGGCCAAATGCATCGGCTATGATCGCGGCGAAGTTTCGATCGATGGCGTGATGGAGGCTACCGCGACGTTCCGCGTCGTCACCATTGACGACATCGAAGCCTACGAGGCCTGACGCCCATGGCGAATATCGAACGCGGCGAGGCGTCGTTCGTTCATGGCGGCGTTTCCTATCTGATCGTCATGGACATGAACGCCTTCGCCGAGGCCGAGGAAGCCGCCGATATGGAGGTGGAAGATCTGCTCAAGGCGCTGTCGCCCAAGGTCGACGCCAAGGGCAATATCATCAAAAAGCCCCGGCTGAAGCATCTGGGCGCCATCCTGTTCGGCGGCCTGCGGGCGCACCATCCCGGTGTCAGCCATGCCGATGCCATTCGTCTGCTCAATGCGCCTGGTGCCGGCGAAGCGATCGGCAAGGCGCTGACGGGGGCGATGCCAAAGCCGGACCCGAGTGCGGAGGGAAAGGCGATGCCAAGCGCTGGGACTGGGACGAAGCGCAAGAAGACTGGGCAGCAGAAGGCCTAGAGCCCGCGGCCTTCTGGAGGCAGACGTTCCGATCCTATGGCGTGATCATGCGTGGTCGCGCGCGCGGTCACCAGGAGCGGATCGTCATCCTTGCCCATCAGATTGAATCGATGGCCCGGAAGAAGACGCTCCGGGAGGTCAAACATTATCTGCCCAAGCCCGGCAATGCGCCCAAGCCCAGCGGGACTTCGGCAATGCTGGCCATGGTTCGCCGGTTCAAGGCGGACCAGGACGAACGCGCAGCCGCGCGACAATCATGAAACTGGAGTGCTGAATGGCGAACGGACAGGGTAAGGGGGTCGTGCTCGGCTACCTGCGCTATGTGCTGGGCTTTGACAGCCTCGCTTTCGAAGAGGGGCTGACGGACGCGGAAAAGCGCCTGAAGGCCGCGCAAAAGTCCATCCAGCGCACTGCGGACGGCTTTAGCGACATCGGCAAGAACCTGTCCAAATATGTCACCCTGCCCGTCGCTGGCGCGGCTGCTGCCGTCCTCAAGATGGGCGGGGATTTCGAAAGCAGCATGAACAAGGTCGCCATCTCGACGCAGGGCACTGCGGCCGAGATGAAGGCCATGAATGATCTGGCCCTGAAGCTGGGCAAGGATACTGTGTTCGGCGCCACCGACGCGGCCGACGCGATGGACATGCTGGCCAAGAACGGCCTGAATGCGCGTCAGATCCTGGACGGGGCCACGACCGCAGCGGTGAATCTGGCATCGGCGGCGGGATCGGAGCTTGCCCCCGCTGCTGACGCGATCACCGACGTGATGGCCCAGTTCAAGCTGACCACGGATCAACTGCCCAACGCCGTCAATCAGATCACCGGTGCGGTCAATCAGTCGAAGCTCGACTTCACCGACTTTGCCCAGGGCATCGCCCAGGCGGGCGGCGTTGCCGGCAGCGTCGGCGTATCCTTTCAGGATTTCAATGCTGTGCTGGCTGGAACATCCTCGCTATTCGCCAGCGGGTCGGATGCCGGTACCAGCTTCAAGACGTTCCTGCTCGCCCTGCCTGGCAACTCGAAGCCCGCGATTGCGGCGATCAAGCAATATGGCCTTCAATTCTATGATGCGCAGGGGAACCTGCGGTCGATGGCCGAGATTGCCGAAGAGCTGCGCACGAAGCTTGGCGGGTTGAACGACCAGGCCAAGACCGATGTCATGAAGACGATCTTCGGCACCGATGCCATGAGCACGGCCATCGGCCTGATGGACCAGGGCGCCAAGGGCATCGACACGATCAAGGAAAAGATCGCCGAGACCGATGCCGCTGCGCAGTCGGCCCAGCGCCTCAAGGGCTTCAATGGCCAGATGGAGCAGCTGAAAGGTGCGGTAGAAACCCTGTCGATCGCCATCGCCCAATCCGGCTTCCTGGAATGGGCGACGCAGCTGGTGACGGCCGTGGGCAATATCGTCGATCGGCTGTCGGAGACGAACCCGGCCATCCTGAAATTCGTGTCCATCGTCGCCGGCGTCGCCGCGATCCTTGGCCCGGTAGCCGTCGCGATCGGCGGCTTCCTGAGCGCGGTTGCGCCGATCGCTGCGATGATCGGTACGGCCGCGACGGCGGCGGGCGGTTGGGCGGCGGTGATGAGTGCGCTGGTGCCGCCGGTTGCGGCTGTGGCGGCGGTTCTCGCTGCGGGCTGGCTGGCCTGGCAGAACTGGGACAAGATCGGGCCGCTGTTGTCGGAAGTCGGCGATGCCATTGTGGCGGCGATCGGACCGTCGGCAATCGCCCTGTTCGATGCGCTGAAGGATGCGGCGACCGCTCTATGGAATAGCGGCTTCGTCGATGTCATCGGCGCCGTGCTGACCGAAATCGGCAAGTTTGCCTCGCTGGTCGCCAGCGTTATTGGCGCCGAGCTGCCCGGCTTCTTCAGGGCCTTCTCTTCGCTGGTTGGCGGCGTGTTCAAGGTCTTTGCCGAAGGGATCCGCGCATGGACGGCGCTCCTGTCCGGCGACTTTTCCGGCGCATGGGAGCATGCAAAGGGGGCGGTGGTCGCCGCTGTGCAGGCCATTGGCGGTGTCATCGGCGGCCTTTACGATGCCGCCATGGCGGGAATTGAGCGCCTGGTTGTCGGCATCGGCCAGTGGATGGGCGTGAAGCTCGATGTCATCTGGGGTCGGGCCAAGCAGCAAATTCAGGCGGTCGCCGACAAGTTCAAATGGCTGTGGGATGTGGTTGTCGGCCATTCCTATGTGCCGGACATGGTCGACGCGATCGGCGCCAACATGGCTCGCCTCGATGCCCTGATGGTCGACAAGACGGACAAGGCGACCAAGAAAACCGCCGACAAGTTCCGCGAGATGGCGGCGAAGGTCGGCGGCATCATGGACGATCTGTTTCCCAAGGTCGCCCAGCTGCGCGAGGAAGAGGCTGCGCTGATCGCCCTCCAGAACGACACCACACTGACGGGCGATGCGCGCAAGGCGGCGATCGACAAGCAGACTGGCCGGGTGCTGGATGCGCGCGATGCTGCCCGCGAAGAAACGTCGCCGGCGCTGGGCAACATCACGCCCGTCACCGGCATGCTGGATGATGCTTATGCGACATTGGCCAAGGCGGGCGAAGACGCCGCAAAGTCGCTCAGGGCCGCCAATGACAATGCCGGCAAATCCTTCGTCGACATGGCGAACACGGCGCTCAACGCCCTCTCCAATCTGGCCAATGCCATCAAGGGCGGCGGCATATTGGATATCCTGTCGAGCGCATTCAATGCCTTCGGCGCGATCGCTGGCACCGGGGCGTTCGGCAAGAACCTCCAAACGTCCTTCGCCAACTTCACGCCAATATCGGGCTTTCGCGCCAATGGCGGGCCGGTTTCCGCCGGTAGCACCTATGTCGTGGGCGAGCGGGGGCCGGAGCTCTTCACCGCGAAGCGCTCGGGCTATGTCCATGCCAACGGGTCGGAAGCGACTGGCGGCGGCCGCAGCCGGGTCGAGGTGGTCCCGTCCGCCTATTTCGATGTCGTGGTCGACGGGCGCGCGGCGCGCGTGGCGGCACCCATGTCGGTGCAGGCGGCGACTGGTGCATCGGTGGGCGCGCAGCGGGCGACCGCTCGCCGTAACGGCCGGAGGCTTGCGTGATCGAACTGCCCGAGGGCTGTCATCCCAACGGCGCCAATCCGGCGCTGGTCGATTTCGGCGGCGTGCAGAAGGGCGCGACCGGCGGTGCGGCGCTGCGCATCAACCGGAACGGCAACCGCTTCCGCGTGGCCATGACCATCCCCGTCAGCATGGGCCTGCCCGCGCAGCGCATCGTGTCCCGTCTGGTCCAAGGAATGGCGGCGGGCCTGAAAGTCGAATATCCGCTTCAGGGTGTCGACCAGGGATACCCCGGTGCTCCGGTCGTTGATGGCGCCGGGCAGTCAGGCGCGCTGATCAATCTGCGTGGACTGACCCCGCACTATGCCGCGGAAGAAGGTTTCTGGCTCGCCATCCATGATGCAACTGGCCAGGGCTATCTGCACCAGGTCGGCGCGCAGTCTTTCGCCGACGCGGATGGCAAGATCGTGCTGAAGGTGCAGCCCAACCTCCGCTACCCCTTTGCCGACGGAGCGATTGTCGAGTTGGCCAGGCCCACCATCGAAGGACTGGTGGAGGGCAATGAAATGGGATGGTCGCTCGCGCTGGGCGGGCTGGTCGAAAATCTGTCTTTCACCATTGAGGAAGCGGCGTGATGCAGGATGATAGGGCGATGCGGCAAGCGGCCAGCATGCGCCATTATGACCAGCAGACGAAGGAAGCCGAGCATCGTCTTGGTTTCGCCATCGGCTTCGCCCAGTCAGGATTGCAGGCCCTGACGCTGGTGAATGGCGGGGCGCTGGTCGCCCTGTTCACCTTCATCGGCTCTGCCAATGTCGTGCGGTTCGATTTCCAGTGCATCTGGACGGCGTTTGCGGCTTTCGCGGCCGGCCTGGTCTGCAACATGGCGGCCTATCTGGCTGCGCATCTGTCGCAGGACCAGTTCTACCTGACTGCCCAATATTCGGCGTGGAAGGTGGAAGATGAAATGATTGGTGCCGCCGCCCGACATGATCCGCGCGCGCCATGGCGGCGGGGGCAGAATGCCCAGATCGCCGCGATCGCGGCCGCCATCCTGTCGCTCATCTGCTTCCTGATCGGCACAGGCTTCGCCCTGGGCGGCGTGCTGGCCCGGCCCTGATCCATGCAAAGCGTGGCTCTCACCGGCCTCCTGAAGCTGGAGCTTCGGGACGGACGGACCATTCGTCTGTGCGACGGCGGCTTCTCGCAATGGGGCAGTGAAACCTTCATGTCGAAGGATGACACGTTCGGCGTCGTCGGCACGATGGAGGGTTTCGAGGAAGGTGTCAGCGACGAGGTTCCTGCTTTCGCCATGACATTCCTGCCGGTCAGCACGGCGGCTGCGGCCGAGCTGTCCGCGCCAGGAATGCAGGGATCGCGCCTGCGGCTCTGGATCGCCGAATTGGACATGGCCACCGGTCAGATCATAGGCGAACCGGATCAACAATTCGACGGTCAACTGGACCAGACGAAGTTGATCATCGGCAAGGGCAAGCGTGAGCTGGAGATGAGCTTCGTGCCGATGGGTGAGCGGTTCTTCAACTCCAATGACGGCAACTCACTGTCGGACGCCTTCCATCAAGACGTCTATCCCGGCGAGCTAGGCGAGCAGAATGCGACGGGCCTGACGTCGGCCGTAGCGTGGGGCACCGAGGCGCAGCCGGGATCGAACGGCGGCAGCGCGCAGATCTATCCGTCGAGCGGGTGGAACGCGATCAACTTCTGGAACCCAAGAGACAATGTCTGAGATGAATCGCCGCGTCGCCGCGACGCTGAAAACCCTGGCCAAGTTCGACCGGCCTTTCAGCTGGAAGAACCGGGCGACCTGCATTCATCTCGCCCGGACCCAGATGCGCAACATGGGGCACACGCCGCCGGCGATCCCGGATTTCCGATCCGCGTTGGGCGCTCGCACGGCCCTGGCAAAGACAGGGTTCGCCGATGTCGCCGCGCTGCTCGACAGCCTGTTGCCGCGCATCACTCCCGCAGAAATGTGGGTCGGGGATCTCGCGCTGCTTCCCGGCGATGACGCCTTTGACTCGATCGTCATTGCCGACACGGCAGGCAAGCTGGTCGGCTGGCATGAGGATGATCCCAGCGGCGTAAAGCCGCAGCTGGTTTTGTCGCTGAATCAGGTCGTCGGTGCTTGGCGACTTTAGAGGCAGGCAATCACGTTCGCGAAGTTTTTGCTCGGATCGTCAGGCCTAGGACCATTTGCGCGTATTTCGATGGCTGAACCATTCCCGTGCCCCCGAACGTCCACAATCACAAAAGGCGTCAATCCTTGGGGCGATTGAGCCGACAGAACGACGGAAGTGCCATTCTCGATCGGAACGGATGCAACCGAAGTTCCGCTTCCAGATTGAAGCGCGCTAGCGGCGCAAGCAGCCACAGAGTTCGGAGGCTTTACAGAGCTGCCAGTGAAGTAGGCGGGCTTTGCCCGAACGTCACTGACCGAGACGCATCCGCCGAGCGCAACCAGCGCCGCACCAACTGCAAATCGCATTCAATTCCTCCAAAGGGACCTACGCCATATGTCCAAGACGTTGCGAACTGTAGCAGTTATCGCAGGCGCGGTCGCGCTTGTGGCAACTGGCGTCGGTGCAGCGGCGGGCGCAGGACTGTTTACGGCGGGCACCACGGCGGGTGCTGCTTCGGCCGCCGCCATATCTGCAACGGCCACGAGCATCGCGACGTATGCGACGCTCGCCGCTACTGTGGCCACAATCGGCGCCCAGATCACGGCCAAGAAGCCGCCAGCGCGCGGCACCATCAATCAGGTCATCATCGCCGCCGAGCCTGTAGCGCCCGGCCTCTTGGGCCGGACCTATAGCGGCGGCGTGCTGCGTCATGATGTCGGCTATGGCGCGACGCTCAAGAAGGTGAAGAACCCCTATCGCGGCATGGTGATCGAATATTCGGTCGCCGGCCCATGCCAGTCGCTGGAAGGCATCTATCTCGACTATGCCCAGATCCCGGTGAGCGGATCCGCTGCGACCGGCTATTATTCCGGGTTCCTTTACCGCGATTTCCGGCGCGGCCTGTTCAGCGAAACGGCGCTGGTGCCGCACTGGTCGGGAATGCCGCGATGGGGCAGTGCATACAAGCTGTCGAGTAAGGCGGCGATCCTGTGGAACGCGCTGTTCGACAAGGACGGGAAGCGATTCGCATCCGGTTTCCCCGCCTCGGGCGCAGTCTGGCAGGGCGTCATGACCTATGACGCGCGCAAGGACAGCACCTATGCGGGCGGCTCGGGATCGCACCGCATCGCGGATGAGACGACCTGGGCCTATTCGGAATGCCCAGGCCAGCATGCTCTGGCCTATGTGCTGGGCCGGTTCCGCAATGGGAAGAAGGTGTTCGGTGTCGGTCTGCCGGCGGACGGCATCATCATTCAGGACTTCGTCACCCTGTCGAACATCTGCGATGCCAACGGCTGGAAGGTCGGCGGCGTGGTCTATGAGCCGGGCGACCGCTGGGCGAACCTGAAGCGCATCCTGGAGGCAGGTGCGGCCGAGCCGATGTGGCGCGGCGGCAAGCTGGGCCTCAAGTTCAACGCCCCCCGGATCTCGCTCTATACGCTGACCGACGCGGATCTGGCTGACCCTGACGCCGAAGTCACCGCCATGCAGCCATGGGCGCAGCGGCTGAACGGCATCCGCCCGAAGTATCGGTCGGAGGCGAACAAGTGGGAATATGTCCAGTCCGATCTCGTCAGCATCGCCAGCTATGTGACCGAGGATGGCGAGCCGAAGATCGAGGAACAGCAATATGACCTGGTCCAGAACAAGGACCAGGCCGCCCAGCTGGCCGCCTACAAACTGCTGAACGGGCGCGAGCTGGCGCCGATCATCATCCCGTGCAAGCCGCACATGCGTCATTTCGGGCCGGGCGACATGATCACGCTGCAACTGCCCGAGCATGGCCTGGCCGGCAAGGATGCGATCATCCTGAAGCGGCAGCTGGACCCGGAGACCATGGTGGTCACCTTCACCCTGATGTCGGAGACGGCCGGCAAGCATGATTTCGCGCTGGGCCGCACCGGCACCGCGCCGCCGACGCCCGCGCTGTCGACCGGAGAGGATCGCGACGACATCGCGACCGAGGTTGTGAAGGGCGCCGACGGCTATTCCATGGCTCCATCAGGCTGGGTTCGCGCGATCAGCTGCACCTATGCCGGCGTTCCCAAGGCCGGCCAGTTCCCGCTGTCGACCAGCTTTCTCGTCTACCGGGGTGCCGAGGATATCAGCGACGATCCGCTGACCACCTACAGCCTGACCACCTCCAACCTGGTCGCATCGCTTGGCGGCACCAGCAACCGGACGCTCACGATCGATGCCATCACCGCCGATCGCGGTACGGCGCAGATCATCGCCAGCTATAACGGCACGGCCGTCGGCGTCGCAAACGTCAACTTCACCAAGGTGCGTGATGGCGGATCGGTCAATTCGGCGACCGACACGACGCTGTCGATCAACAACAGCGCCAGCTATGGCCCGGTCGGCGGCGGCCCGCTATCATTGGCGGTCGGGCCGGACGGATCGGTCAGCGTGGACGTCAATCTTCCCTATGGCGCGTCGTCCGGATCAGGCGCGCTCGCCGGCAAGATCCAGTATCGCACCACGCCCGGCAGCGGCACATGGACCGATCTGGCAGCGGAAACGCAGGATCCTTACGGCGCGAGCGTGGGCGAGCCGTCGACCCTGTCGATTTCCGCCTCGATCGCCGGGCCGGCGACCGGCGCGACTTGGGAATTCCAACTGCTCACCCGGCGCTATATCGGCACGGGCACGTTGACCGTCGGACCGGAAGCGGTGCTGACCGTGGGGTGGAACGGTTGATGGCTCGACCCACTCACCGGCTGAAGGCCGACGGATCGCTGGTCTATCCTGAGGGCTATGACGCGGCGGTGATCGAGGTGCTGCCCGCCGACCATTATGCCGCTGGCGACCTGATCGAACTGGAGGCACGGCTTCTGGCGGAAGTCGACCATGAGCGCGAAAGGCTGCGCGCGGCCGTCATGACGCAAGGTGAGGGCCAGTCCTACGCCTATGCCCAGAAGGCGCAGGAGGTCTATGACTATCGCAATGTCGTCGGCACCCTGCTGACGGCGCTGACCATACCGCAACGCACCGCCCGCTACCCCTTCGCCATGGCCGAGGCGAGCGCGAGCGCCGACGATCTGGCGACGGTCATTTCCCGATTTGAAACCGGCATGGAGATATCCCGCAGCCGCATCGCCGCCGTGGAGGCGACAGCAACCAAGGCCAAGCGCGCGATCCGCGCCGCAACAACCAGCGCCGCCAAGCAGGCGGCCTATTCGGCCATCACCTGGCCCTGACCTGACCGACCAACATCGGAGATGAGATGACGACCGCAGCGAACAAGACGCTGAAGGCGCGAAGGAACGCGCCTTTTGAATGGCGCTTCCAGGTGATGAGCGCGCTCACGCCGATCGACCTGACAGGCTACAGCTTCGCCATGCAGCTTCGCCAATATGGCGCCGCCGCTGCTGTCCTGATCGATCTTGCGATGACCACGACCGAGAACGCCAAAGGCATCCGCATCGTCGACGCGGCCCAGGGCCGCCTGCACCTCGTCATTCCGGAGGCGGACATAAACGGATTGCCCGGTCTCCATGTGCCGGCAGTCAATGCCGCCCAGGCCTTTCCGTATGATCTGCGCGTGGTGCCGCCGGGCGGGATGCCGAGTGTCTGGATCGAGGGCGATTTCATCGTGAAACCAGGGGTGACCAAGCTGTGAGCATAGCGATCATCGAAGAATATGAGGTCATCCAAATCACCCCGGAAAATCTCCGGCTCGATGCGGAAGTCGAGCGCCTGGATACCCGGATTGACGGGCTCCTGTACGCCAATCTCGCTACGATCCGCCCCCAATCCGTCGCGGCCCAAGGCCCCCGCGTCATCTGGGACCGCCACGACCTCATGGGCGGCGGCATGAACTGCATCTACTGGCCGCTCAATTCGCGGGCCTATGATATCGTCATGGGCGACGACCTCGCGAACACGGTGGCGAACGCCGAATGCGAGGAACTGCTCGGTTATAGCAAGATCGTCCTGTCTGCCACTGATGCCGCCTGGGCGCTGGTGCTGGACATGGACACGAAGCTGCTGGCTGGCATGCTGTTCAACGACGCCAAGGCGCTGCTCGACAGCAAGCCCGGCCGCGTCAAAATCCTCATCAGCAAATGGGGCGAAACGCTCGATACCACGCTTGATGTCGTGGACCTCGCCAATGCAGTGGGCGAAAACCTGATCGCCAACGGTCGGACCATGGACGGCTGGGACATGTCTGGAGTCACGACTGACGGGGCAACCGGCGTATATGGCCCGACGCTTGGCGGCAACATCACCGGACGGGGCTTCACCAAATGGTGGCAGGCTGGTGTCAACGGCGGTCAGGTGCTGGTGAACTGGCGCTCCCGGTCTATCCGGTCGCGTGGCGAGTTCGGCTTTGTCCGTATGTATGTCGGGCTGGACGCGCTTACCGATCTTTCCGGCGCGGTGATGCAACTCCACCTGTTCAATGACAGCGGCGCTTATCTCGCGACCAAAGACGTGCCGTGCGAGCGCAAGCTGTCCGACTACGAATATGTGTTCGCCGGTCGCTTCATCATTGACCAGGACAATGTCCGCGAAATCCGCGTCGGTCTTGCAGCAGGCGTTTCAGGCGCTGCCAAGGCTGGGTTGACCGGTGCTCAACTCTATGTCGGTGATCGCGAAGTCTACACGATCGGGTTGCAGGATTATCCGGTCTGCACGGCGTCACGGCGCTTTTGCGCATCTCGCCATATCTTCCTGACCAGCGGTCGCGATCTCCCTTTCTACATGAGTCAGATTGGCCAGCGTAAGGATGATTTCCTTGATCTAGTCGCCACGATCTATGCCGGCGGGGCGACGTTCGGTAATGCTCCTTACGAGCGCCAGGGTGATCGCATCTATATCGACGCTGCCAAGATCAAGGAGGCTGCTGGCGGCGTAACCCTGCGCCCGCATGACAAGCCGTCGCGCCGATTCACGATGGATACAACCTTCCATGTCGGCCCCCTGTCTGGGGCAGGCGCCGTCCGGCTGCATGCTGTGGGCAACAGCATCGTCAACCGGGAAGCGCCAGTTCGAGCTGCGAAGGTTCTGGAGGCGTTGGGCTACGCGGTTCAGTGCGTCGGGACGATGATCAATGGTGGCGGCGGAACCAACAATGCCCCGTCTTATGGCGGCGAGGGCCGCGAGGGCATTCAGTCTGCTCACTACACCAACGAACTGACGGACTATGCTATCCCGCTCCCTGCTGGTCAGGAAGCAGCCTATCGCGCGATGACCGACGAGCAGAAGCGCGGCTATAATCCATATCTGGTCGCCAGTTCTCCGGGCGCGAACGTCTATAACGGACAGCGCTGGAGTATGGATCATTATCTGACCCGCTTCGGTTATGATGATCCGACGCACATCTTTTTCGATGTCCTGCGCAATGACATTAATTTCCAGACACCTGCGACTGCACTGGCGCAGGTGCAGCGCGCCTTCAACGCATTCTATGACAGCAGTCGATCCGCCTGCCCTGACGCACATATCGGCTTCATGGTCGGCGGCGAAGGACGGACGGATGGCGCCGACGAAGAATGGTACGAGGCTTACTGGCCGATACTCACATGGCTGACTGACGCGATCGAGATCAAGCGCGTTGGCGGTGATGCCAAAGTTTGGCTGATCGGCGGGTATCAGCATATCAGCGGCGAGACTGGCTGGGGGGTCTCGACGGACAGCACCGATGCGCTGACGGGAGCGCGTGTCGAAAGCATGGTGGACAGCACCCATCCGCAGCTTGTCGCCCGTGCGCAGTATGCGGAGGTCGTCAGCGCATGGGTGCATAGCACTTCCCCGGTTCCAGCCAGGTTCTGGGGCGTGTCGGCCAACACGGCGCTGACAGGGGCGCAGGTGATTGCGCTGGCGGGCAGCGAGCTATCCAGCACGCGGGCCAAGGCGTTCACCGTCACGGCGGCCGACCAATATGTCTATATCGCCTATCTGGCGAGCCTGGGCGATCCGACCGGCTACGCGATCGGCGGCTTTGGCGAGTCCTACGTCAAGACGGTGGTCAGCGTCACCACCGCCGCCGGCCACACCGCCGACTACATCCTCATCCGATCCACCAACAAGCTGACCGGCACCGTGCCGGTGGAGGTCAAATAATGGCTGATATTGCGAGTCCGATTAAGACGCTGGGCAACTTTCCTGCGGTGGACCCGTCCGTCCCGGCGATCGGCACGGCCGATCAGATCGCGGACGGCACCGCCAAGGTCAGCATGGCGGCGGGGGAGCGGGAGGGGCTTCGGGCGCAGTGGCTTGCACCGGATGCGCTCAGCCTGACCGGGCCTGCGAGCGGACTGACATGGACCAGCGCGCACAAGTCGGTCGCGCGGGCGATCCGCGTTCGTGAGGTTGTCGGTTATGGGTGGGATCGCGCGGATCACTATTATATCGCCGTGTTCGCACATGGGGACGGCGCGGTGGGTGATCGCATCATCATACGGCGCGCATCGGACAATGTCGCGGTCATCGACACGACGGAGGCGACCATCGCCAAGTCTGCATCGGGGCCGACCCGGCGTGTTATCGCCAGCAGCAGCATCCAGATCACGCTGGACATCGACTATCACGAGCTGGCGACCGGCGTACTGGTCAATTCGGCGACCGCGACCCCGCTCATGCTTGCGCCGCGCCTGATCGACGTACCGCCAGCGCAGGCATCGCGGGCGCGCAACATCGCCTATGATGCGTCTGGCGCGCTCAATGCAGGTGCTTACCAGGGCTCTGGATCAATACCCGTCCAGGTGGCGGCCAGCGCTGAACTGGCCGCGCTCGGCGTGTCGCGCGTGCATCCGATCGGGACCGGCACCACGGCGGCATCCCTCTACAAGCGTGATGCATTGCCAGCGCAAACGGCAAGCAAATATGTAGTTGTCGGCGCATTGGTCAGGTCCGCCGATGGCACGACCTGGCCCGCCTCGCCCATGCTCTCCATCTACGTCTATAACGCACTTTCGGGGGGATCGCAGGTATCAGGTCAATCTGAGGCGATCGGCGGCCATGTGCAAATCAGCGACAAGGTGCGTTGGTATTGGGGCCGATCGCGTTTGCCTGCCAGCGGGACACTGGCGTCAATGGCTTACGGTCTTAACACACTTGCGGCGGGCGCGGCGGTCGAGATTGGCGGATGGACCGCTGCTATCGCCGAAAACGCACTAAGCCCAAATGCGGTGAGCATGGTCGATTGGTCTGGCTACTCGACGCGGGATGCATGGCGCGATTCTACTGACAGCGCGATAGCGACCAACAACACAGCCATCAACGCACGCGCTGACAAGCTGCGTCGCGGCGACAAGCCATGGTCAAACATCTGGCCGAACGGCAATAACGATCCGCTGGAGGCCGCGCCGATCTGGATTAACGGCAGTTCGACCGTCGATCCGGCATCTGCGGAGATGATGGCGCGCGGAATATACAAAGCCGTCAATGTCGGGACGGGCGGCAGCAACCGGTTGCGGGAAGCCGCAATACTCAATGCCGGATCGAGCGGCCAATACTTTGTCGCCAGCCTATATGCATACGCATCGGATGGTGTGACGTGGCCGGTTTGCGGCGTCTATTGGTATGCCGGAGCCATCTATGTGGGCGGGTTGACTATGACCTCCTATATCCAGATCGACAGCACAACTCGGCTCTATCATGTGGCCGGTCAACTGCCTGACCGCGCTGACCTGACCGCGCTACGCATAGGTGTGCTGGCGACCGTGACCGGCACGGCACAGATCGGCGGATGGTCCTATGTGCAGCACAAGTCTGCACTGACGATCGATGATGTAGTGCAGGACGATTGGTATCCGGCGATCACCCGTCGCGATCGCCTGCGCGACATCAAGCGCCAAGTCGATACGGTCGCCAAGCTACCCTTTGCGGGAGAGACGTGGGTTTATTTTGGCGACAGCATCACCGAGAGCTTCGGCGTCCCTGCGGCGGTCGCCGCCCTTACAGGTGCGACGGTCATTAACGGTGGTTTTGGCGGATGTCGCTGGACGCCGCGCGTCACGTCGAGCGAACCGGACGCCTACACCAACGAGATGAGCATGGTGCGGCTGGCAGAGCGCGTCCGTACCGGGATATGGACGCCGCTGATCAATGCGGCGGATAGCCTGTTTGCATTTAACGGCGACGACAACCGACCGCAGGCGGCGGCGCTCGCGGCGACAAACTATGCAAATGTCACCCGCATCATCATGGATTGGGGCACCAACGACTGGTCGGCGGGCAGAGCCATCGGCGCTGCGGATAGCGCCTCCGAATATGACCTGCGCGGCAGTATCAATCTGGCCATCAGCCGCATTCTGACCGCCTACCCGTTAATCGAATTGGCGCTGGTGACGCCTTGGTGGCGCGGGCCAGCGGCAGTGCTGGGCGACAGTAATGTAAATCCTAACGTAAACGGCGTCTATCTGTCCGAGTTTCAGGACGCGATCATCGCGGCAGGGCGTCGTAATCAGGTGGCCGTTCTACCTATGCATGATCTGTTTGGCGCAAACCTGGCCAACAAGGCCACGCTGTTAGGTGATGATCTGCATCCGACGGCTGCGGGCGCGGCGCGGAAAGCGAGGCTGGTTAGCGCGTGGTCACGCGCAGTGTGGAAACCATGATCACCTCCGCCGCCCAACAGATGATGCTCCATGGTGTCGTGAGCGTCAGTGACTGGGGTGCAGTAAATCAGCCGATTGACCGATGACCCCGGCGTCCCCGCCAAAGGCCAGGCGCCGGGATCGCTGGCAACCGCTGAGCAGCCGGCAACCCGAGCGTCGTCACGAGCGGGTCATCCGCGCTGATAGGGAGGCTACAATGCACACACAACAGGGGGCGGCGCGCAGTGGCACATGATGATATGATGGTGCGGTTCGTCTACATCCCGCTCGCCGCGCTGATGGGAGCCGTTTCGTCGCTTGGCGCAAGGCGCTGGCGATCGATGACGAAGACGAAAATGGCGCTTGCGATCCTGATGGGCGCTACGTTCGCGATGTTCGTGACGCCGTGGGCGGCGCGCGAGTTCGTCGGGGTAAAGGAGGATGACGCAAGGGCTATCGTGGCCCTGACCTACCTGTTTGCGATCGCCGCACACATCATCCTGCCCTGGATCATCCAGAAGCTTGAGCGGCTCATTGGGACAGGAGACATGCAATGATCGCGTGGGACATCCTCAACTCGCTGGCACGGCTGGCGATAACCATCATCCTCGTCTGGAAGCTGGTTCGCTTTCCCGGCCTGTTCAATGCATGGGAGCGCAACGGCATGGCGCTCGCCGCCGGCTGCTCGCTCATGACGGTGACAGTCATCTGGGAAGGTCAGCGCAGCCCCTTCGACGGCTGGGCCACCACGCTCTTTTCGATCGGCGTCCTTATTTACTTCATCGGCCGCATGATGCGGCACTGGCGCCATGAGCGCGCGAACATCGAACAGCTACGGCAAGGGGGACTGCAATGACCACCATTTCCGATGACGACTTCGTGCGGCTGTTTCAGGAGCGCACCGGCCTTTCGCCGATCGACGGCTGGGCAGGCCTCGACACGATCGCGATGCTGGACAAGCTGGCACCGCCCAAGCCTGCGCCGGCAACCGGCTTGCCCGATGACTATTGGCCGATGCTGTCCAAGATCGAGAGCGGTGACCGGCCTTACATCAAGGCCAGCACCTCCAGTGCTTCGGGCCTGTATCAGTTCATCAAATCAACCTGGCTCGGCGAAGGCGGCAAATGGGGCGCCGACATGTCCAAGGCCTTCGGCGGCCTGATGCCATCGGCCGATGAGCAGCTTGCGCGCGCCAAGACGTTCACCGCAAAGAACGCCGCCTATCTGCGCGGCAAGGGCATCCCGATCAACAGGGCATCGCTGTACGCTGCGCACTTCCTCGGCCGCGTTACTGCCGCTGCGATCATTGGTGCCGACGTGAAGGCGAGCGCTGAAGCCCTTGCCGGCCCTGCCGCAACCAAGGCAAACCCTTCGATCTTGAAGGGCAAGACGGTGGGCGAGTTCCTGACCTGGCTGCAAAAGAAGACCGGGGAGTGGGCGCGATGA